CTACAAAAAAAGTCTTTTGAATTCTTATATGGACAAGCATAGTATGTACCACGTTCAAACCCATGTACATAAGCACTAGATTTAACCCCTAACTCAGAAAAAATCATGTTCAATACCCGAGTTTTAGCTCCAGTTACGGGTCCACTAACACCTTCACGTTGGGTCATCGCATCTTTATATTTCTCCGCTTTATTCTTTTTAATCCAATCGTGCCACACCTTATAAATAGCATCATCTGGTTTAATAGACATTTTTCCAGCACTTGTACCACACTTATGCCACCATTTTAAGCTATTATACATGCTATAACTGCCGTAGAGGCTAGTTGTAGTAATTCCAACCAAAAGCTGGTTATAGAGAGCCTGCCATGCGTTCCTGACCGTCTCTGCAGTCACTAATGACGCTACTAACTTACCACCCAAGAAATTATATCCAAAAGGTTGGGTACTCATAATACAACTACCAATAGCACTATGAGCTAGTTTTTTATTTTTTAGTTTATCCTCTGGCGTCCAACCAATATAATTATCACGATCTGTAATTGTAATTACATCACTAGACATACTAATGACGCCTAAATAACGGGGGTCATCGTCGTTGCCATCTGTAATTAAGAACTTAACGAATCTACCTGGCGTCTGAGCATACTCCATCGTATGTACAAATGTACGCAACATTACCCAATCATTGTCTAATAGTTTATTATTGGTTACATGTACAACTTTTGGTCTAAGATTTTCAATCTCCTTTATTGTCAATTCTTCATCATTTAGATCGGTGGGCTTCCAAATTTTAGCTTTAGCTTGACATGCTTTATTAGCATAATTATTAAGTGATTGTAATTCAATCCATTTCTTATAAAAAGTCTGTTCTTCTACAGACATAGCCTTTAAAAAATCTAGATTTTCAACAAACTTAAATTTATTAAGTCCATAGTCAAATGCCTCTACCCCAAAGAATTCTTGTAATGCATCCATATTTATATGTAGTCTATCATGAAGTACAAAAAAATCAACCCAAAAGAGACAACGTTTTATATATTTGAAGTTTCAACTATCAAATATGCGATATACGATAGCGAACTAGATGAACCAATCTATCATGGCAATTGGAACATGGTTGAAGGTATTATTAAAAATATTAAATCACATTCTAAAAAAGCCGATATTTTGTATTATACAAAAGACAAAAACGGACCCTTGTTATTGAGTCCGCTTTGGTCACATAAAGGTAATTGATTAAGCCATTACCTTTTCTGATTTGACTTCCTCAGCAACTGGTGTTTCTACAGAAGCATTGTCGATATTAACAACGTTTACATTTAGTCCATCCTTTAGTACACACCCACGATTCTTAGCTTCGGTAATATGATTTTGAGTAATTGGCGTACATGCCAATACAACACGGGGACGACCCTTACCATTATGCAAATAACCAACTTCACCAACTTCACCATTGTCAATGGCCTTCTTTAGTCGAACTCGTAAAGTAATATTTACGAAATCTGGATTTGCATTATTTAGTTCTTCAATAGTAAATATATTGGTTGGCCAAAGTACTACTAGGTTTGTCTTATTCTTACGATCTGTCTTTTTCATTTTTTATCCTTTTGTTTAATTGTTATACTACCTTTCAAAATTATATCACCGATATATTATACGTCAACACTTTCTAGCATCTTTTTATTAATAGTACCAACTATCTGATTGAGATTATCAAAGTTAATAAAGTGACTATCACTGCCATACATTACCTTGAAATTCTCAACCAAACTAGGTTGATTATGTCCATACATGTCAGTCACAAAGTATGAAATAATTCTATATCCATTATCACGAATCTTAGATACTTGTTTACGTGTGTGTTGACAAGCAGCAATACCACTATAAGACACAGAGAAATTATTATTTGAAATGCTGAAACATGGTTCACCATCACTAATATTAATAAAGTAATTATCACCATCTACACTGCACTTTGGCAAATGTTTAATAATTGCTTCGTAACACAATCCTTCTGGTGTAGTACTACTTGGCATCAAGTATGGAAATAGATTTCTAATCTTAGAAAATTTATCCTTACGAGAATCATAAGCCATGACTACATATGGATTCTTATCCAGACTTGAACGAACACTAATGCTAACATTGATGTTTTCAAGCATACTAGCAGCCTTTGCAATAGTGGTACATAACTTAATTGTATTAAGCCACTTAATGCCACCCATACTGCTACTAGCATCTAGACTAATGTGGAAGTTCATGCTTTTGTACTTGTGTACAGCGGTATTATAGAAAATGTTTTCTACATCACATCCCAATTCATGAATAATTCTCTTATCAATTTTACCATGTTGACGACGAGTAAACTTATCAATATTAATTTCATTACGAAATTGAATTCTCTTGGCCAATTTAACACCCATGATAATTCCACTATTGATATATTTGACCATATCAGCATTTGCTACTGGTGCAGTAACATTTACTTTACCAGTAACATACTGAAGACTCTTGAGATGAAAATCATCAGACTCAATTAAGTCCATAGTAAGATTTTTTACCACAATACATTCAACTGCGCCGGTACCTCCATAATTACGGATATAATCCTCAGCAACGTCGTTGATTTGAACTTGACTCTTTTCAAGAACATCAAGCATCTTCTTTTCTTTCTTAGAAACCTTCTTCTTAATAATCTTACCATCCAAGAAATCCTTCTGCTTATCAAAAGCCTTAGCAATCTTGTTGGTCTTAGTCTTGCTTACATTCTTGTCCTCACCAATATTCTTTGTTGGATCTTGAGCTCGAGGAACCGATGTAGTATTACCTCCAAAAATATCGTCAAGGCTACTATCACGCGGATTTACATCAGTAGATGATGTTGGAGTCGCAACACTCACGTTATTATTATCATCTTGACCTCCAGATACAGGTTCTCCACCATCACCACTACTAGTGGATGATATCGCCACAACCTTTGGTTGTGGTGTTCCATCTGTAATGTTCTTGAATGCAATATCCGCAATCTTGAATGCCAACTCGTAACGAGACCTTGGATTGTCAAGACGAGCAATATTACTAAGATCTAGTTCTTTAGCAATATCATAGAGACCAGGCAAAGCCTGTAGATCTGTATTAATATTGGTAAGATTAATAATTCTATAGGAATATGATTCAATTGTAGGTGTACGATATAGTTGACTCTTCAGTCCATCATCAATAACCTTGCTATTAAAGTAATTGTCATATAGAGACTGATAATAGCCACGATATCCAGGCGCACCACTATACACCATGTAATCGATATAACGATCTTCGATGTAATTGAAGAGCATCTTACAAAACTCAGCAACCTGAGTCTTATCAATATTCAAAGGTTCAGTAAGATCATAAATACTTCTAGGAACATTCTGCCATAAATTCTTATACATATCCATATTGCTATACACAATATGACTTGCTTCATGTAGAGCTAGACCTACAGCTACGTCAAATTTATTCTTTTCGTTTACATCACTACCGATATAAACTACTTCCCCATCGGTGCAACTCATGTTTTTATCATTAAACATTACTGGAACTTGCTTACCAGTAAGAATGGTCACATAATTTGAGATTGCACGACGTGCTGCGGACAACCTAATGAGCCTAGCGGTTTCCACTGTGGATGATGCGGATACATCAACCGAATCAGACTCATCAGAAAAATCCCAATCAATGTCATAATCCTCCAACCAAAAATCACTATAATTGCTCATATAGGTTATACTTTATACTTATTAAGTATTAGAAAGGAGGCTGATCTGACTTTAGCGGATCAGCAAATAGATTCTCCTTAGTCTCTACCTTTACATACTTCTGTACCAACTGCTTGATGTAGGTCCGTTCACTGTCAACGCCACCATCATCGGTGAAGTTAGGATAGATCGTAGTGTCTGCGATTTCAAGCAAATTAAATCCATCAACAATAAGTTCTGCAATTTCAACCGTGCTACGAGTTGGAATAAAATTGGTCAACTTGCTATCTTCTTGCTTGACCTGCTTACGAGTGTGATCAGCAATTTCACAAACCGCCTTTAGAATTTCCAACTGATTATTATCAATAATATCAAATCGACTCTTGAGTAGATTATACTCGCTATCCTTGTCGAGGGGAGTCATCTCAATCTTTACTGGAAAACGACTAAGCAAAGCTCGATCCATAACCCTAGTAGCAGTATATTCATTACCAATGTTTGCGGTAGCAACGAAAGTGACACCCTCAGCAACCTTAACAACCTCGTTGTCTTCTTTTTCATCCAAACGTAGATAACGTTGTAGATCATCTAGAACGGTCATTAGAATATTTACACCATCGTGATGACTACGAGAAATTTCATCAAGAAGAATAATAGCATTTGGAGTACGAATAGCCTTAATGAAGGTTGATTCACGGAAAAGAGTGCCAGTATTCTTATCAAAATGGGTATTACCAATTAGGAATGAACGAGCATCCTGCGTAGCACCCAGATTGAAATAAAAAAACTTATCATTCTTATTTAGAACATTAGCGATAGTCTGAGCGGCTAGGGTCTTACCGCATCCAGTGGGACCAAGAAGTAGAATATTCTTACCACGAATAGCACTACGTACCATATACTTCCACTTAATATCATCAATAATAAGTGAAGATGGACGAAGATCAATACATGTAGAAAGATACTTCTTCATGTCGAAATTCTTTGCGGTGGTTAGATTAGCGGCGTTTGTCTTTTTCATATATTGTAGTTTTTTATTGAACGTACAATCATACTACCAGAGGTTTTTCTAAAGTCAACCGTCTCGGTTAAAAAAAGAAAACCACCATTTCTGGTGGTTGATTAACTATGTTTAATAAATTTATCATCTACGATGATAATGATAGATTGGTGTAGGACAACCCGGATAAACAATCACACTAGGACTTGTATAATAAACTACAGGTGCTGGTTGAATGTATACTACAGGTTGTGGTTGTACAATGACTGGTTGCTGGACTAATACTGGTTGTACAACGGGAGCTGATTGAACGTATACAACTTGTGTTGGTGGGTTAACAATTCTATCTATGGCTTGAACCACTGCTACGCCGGTTAATACTTTACCTACCGTAGCCCACTCTCTATCGCCTGCAAATGTTTGTGCGGTTAATGTTGCACTCAAAGATGCAATAATAATTAATTTATTCATATGTATCCTTTTTTTAGATATACCTAATGATATATCAAAACTGATAAAATGTCAAAGTTTTTTGTAAAAGTAGTTAACGAAGAAACTAACTCCAGCTATCGCACCCAAAAAGTGCCATTTAAATTGTTCTAGCTTTGTAATTCTGCGTTCAACATTAACTACATTATTAGTTACTCCTGTTTCAATTGTTGTTAATCGTGCATTAATAGTATTTAAATTTGCATCAATTCGTGAAATAAGAGCGTTGTAATCGTTAGGATTATATTTTGGATTCATAACTTTTTACTTTTTCTTAATCTTACCACTCTTTTTATATTTAACAATCAACTTTTGAAGATTCTTTGGTAGAGTAGGTGGCTTATAATTTGGCTTTGGACTTTTATAGTCCACTTGTTTTTCAAACTTACCAACTTCACGCATAGGTTGGGTTGGATCGTCCACTTCTTTATTCATTGAATCCATCTTAGGTGACTTTATAACCTTATAATCTTTTTCCGGCTGAACCAGATTTTGTTCTACAGATTGTTTATCAGCTTTCTTACCACCTTCTTTATCCTTACTATTATCTATATTTTTGCTATATGCTGCATCCACGTAATTTAAAGCTTTTGAACTTAACTTTTCTTTAATAAACTTTTTTAAATCTTCATAATGTACGTATAGTTTCTTTTCTCTATCTGACCTATCTTTAAAGTATTCTATGTTATAAATGTCTTGTGCTACTGGTCGGATACTAAAATAATGAGGATCACATTCACAAATATTATAATTTCCGTCATCATCTTTAACCACCGGTTTCTTGATTTCTTTTTCTAGGTTAGCCATCATTTCAGTCCAAGACTTTTGTACGTCCGTAAACTTTTCGTTAATTGTTTCACGAATCAGTTTCTTTAAAGATTTTATTAGTTTATCATTCATATAGCACGCCTAACATATAAATATAGGAATGGTCAATAAAATAATAAATTAATTATAGTTTAAAGTCATCAAAAGCGTTTTCACTAATGGTGTTATCTACACCCTTTACATAGCTACTCAACTCTGTCTCCTGTGGTGCTACCTGTAGTTTTTTACTGTCATAATAGCTATCTAACCATCCGGATAGAGAATTTGTCTTGGCATTTGGATATAATTTCTTATATCCAATACTTTGTAATCTATTATTAGCCAACCACTCTATATAAGATTTTAAGCTCTCATTAGTTAATCCAACCAAATTACCTTTACTAAATAGATAATCTGCCCAATCTTTTTCAGCTTCTACAGCAATCTTGTAAGCTTCATATACCTTATCTTCACTCTTCTTGATGATTTCTTGGAACCCTTCGTCTGGGTTAGAACTCAAATAACGAAGAATATTTTGGGTAATAGCTACATGTAGATTTTCATCTCTGCTAATAAACTTAATAATTTTAGCATTACCTTCCATCTTGCCACGATATCCGAAGTAGAAACTGCAAGCGAAACTTACATAGAATACAAGCCCCTCAGTAATTTGCGTAGCGAGAACTGTATCAAAGATTTGTTGACGAATATCATCTTTATCATTTGCCAGGAGACCATCATATTTTTCACTAATAGCTTTAGCTCTTCTGACAATTTCTTTATCTTGCAGAATACTATCAAAGAATCTGGTAGCATCAGGATATACGTTTTGTAAAATATATGTGTAACTATTGCTATGAATGGTTTCAAAGAAACTCCAAGTATTCATACAAATTTCCAACTCTGGATTTGTTACATATTTCATCATTTGATGAATACTACGACTTAACATGCTGTCAGTCATAGTTTGAAACTTAAGATTACTATCAAAAACGAATCGTTCTTCATCCGATAAATTTTTGTAGTCAGCAATATCTTTTACCAAAGAAACCTCTTGTGGTCTCCAGAAAAAGTTCAACTGTTGATCGTATAGTTCATAAAACTTTGGATATTTTTGTAAATCGTATCGCTGTAAAGATAAATCCTCTCCAAGAAATATTGGGTTTTTAATTGAATCGATATTCGTTTTATTTAGTACACTCTTCATATAATCCTCCTATTATAAAGCACAAGCTCCACTAGCACAACCACTTTCTTCTTGAACTTGTGATTTAACCGATGTTGCTTGGTCCTTGTTCATCACAGTTTGTCTATCACCATCATCTGTATTAGCATAGTATAAATTCTTAATACCATACTTATACGCTGTCAAAATGTCTTTAATTACCTCTTGAATTGGTACTTTGTTGCTTGGATATCTTGAAGGTACGTAATATGTGTTTGTGCTGATACTCATATCTGTAAACTTCTGTATAGCAGCTGCTACCTTTAGATAACCTTCGTTATTTGGCATATCAAAAGCAAGTGTATAGTTATCCTTGTACTTGTCAATGTTAGGAACTACTACTGGTAAAATGTTGCTCTTACTACCTTTGAAGCTAATAACACTACGTGGTGGTTCAATACCATTAGTACTGCTTTGAATCACACTGCTTGATTCAACGGGCATACAAGCTGTAAGGGTACTATGTCTCATACCATACTTCTTGATTTCCTCACGTAAACTTTTCCAATCACATTGTAGGGGTTGTGTGATAAATTCATCTACGTCTTTCTTGTAAGTATCGATTGGCAATACTCCCTGACTAAATTTAGTTTTGTCAAACTTTTCACATTTACCCACTTCTTTAGCCATTTGTATACTAGCCTTAATTAAATAATAACTGGTCTTTTCCATCCATTTGGCTACAAAGTTCGGAGCATTAGTATCCCAATACTTCAATCCTTCTTTAGCCAATAGAGCAGCCAAATTACTTACACCTACACCCAGACTGCGACGTTTCTTTGCAAAATTTTCCGCAGCAGGTACGAAATAGTTTTGATGTTCAATTAGTGCATCCAACATTCTAACAATGATATCACATACACTTTCCATTTCATCATCATCTTTAATCTCCAACCAATTTAGAGCTGCCAACACACAAACACCAATTTCACCATTTGTATCATTTACATCATAAATTGGAATCAATGGATGATTTACTTCAAGACATAAATTACTTGTATCAACTTGTTCTAGCCAGCTACCATGTTCATTAGCATGATCTACGAACATTGTATAGATACGACCTGTTTCAAGACGTTCTTTAGCGAGTAAACTCATCAATTCACGAGCGGGTATCTTTTTCTTAAACTTGATATTCTTATTAGCTTCAGCCTTTTCGTAAGCTTCTCTGAAGCCTTCCATACCAAACTTATTCCACAATGAAGCACATTCATGATAGCTAAATAGTGTTATTTCTTGGTTCTTGAGGAATCGTTCAAAGATTAACTTATCTAATCCAATACAATAGTCCAACTTGCGCACCCGATTATCATCAGTACCCTGATTATTCTTTAGTACTAAGATGTCCATAATATCATAATGGAACCAAGCGAAATTAACGGTGGCACTACCTCCTCTAATTCCATTTTGATGACAACTCTTTACCGTTGATTCAAATGTTTTACTAAATGGAATGGGTCCAGTGTGTATCACTTCACCATTACGAATTGGTGCGTTAGTAGCACGTAGTCTGGATAGATTCAATCCAATACCATAACGACTAGCTGTAGCAAATCCAACTGCACTATTGTTGCTAAAGATACTACGTAGATTATCATCTATCGTGAATAGTGAACAACTAGCATAACTCTTCATTACCGTTCTGACACCAGCCATAATTGGTGTAGGTAGGTTAATCTTATGTTTGCTGAAATAATTATAGGCCTTCTTTACATAATCAAGTCGATGTTCCTTATAGTCTTTAAAAAATGTCATAGCGATCAACATATAAGCAAACTGAGGAGTCTCATATATTTGTTTGGTTGATCTATTTTGTACCAAGTACTTATCACACAATTGTTTAATACCAGCATATGTGAAATTGAAATCACGATCGTGTTTTAGATATTCATCCAACTTGTCGAACTCTTGTTTGTTATACCATTCCAAGATGGCATCATCATAGACTAAGTTAACAATATTTTGTTTAACAATATCATATAACTTTGGAGGATTTTTACCACCCCAAACTTCTTTACGTAGTTGATAGTTCAATAAACGTGAAGCTACGAATTGATAATTGGGTTTTTCTTCACTTATTAGATTTGCAGACGCTTCAATCAACATCTTATGAATATCTTTCGAATTCATTCCATCGAAGAAAGATAGATGTGCATTCATTGCAACTTCTTCAAAACCCACACCTTTTATATCAGCAGTAGCCCATTGTAAAACCTTATTAATTTTATCCGCACTAAACTTTTCAGTTTTTCCGCTTCTCTTTTTAATAAAAATTTCCTTGTTCATAAAAAAATATAATGGTAAAAAATAACTATCCAATTAACATGTTTGAAACATACGTTTTCAATAACTTTTTTAAAATTTTTTTGACACTTTTTTAAACTTTATCACTATGAATTATTCATCATCATCATCATCACTATTGTGAGCGTTCCATTTATTCTTTAAAATCTTTTTGACTTGATTTTCACCATTCATCATCTCATTTTGAAGAGCTAGACCTTCTCTTGAGTTCTCTGAATAAATTTCAATTTGACCACAGCCAGCATTCATTTTAGCTGGAAATGTCAAACCATCTGGACCAAATCGATTTTTAATAATATGGAATCGAGCAGTCTTACAAACTTTATCATTAACTTTACGACTTAATGACATAACAAAATCGGCGGTCATAATTTTACGATAACTATCAGCAATACTATTAGCTTCAATAATATCTGCATCCATAGCACTTCGGTTACTCTGTGAAGCACTCCAAATAGGCACTTGCAATTCTCCAGCTACACCACGAAGCTCTTCATAAATACCACCAGCCTCTTGGTAACTATTACTATTCCGGTCACTATTGATTGGACGTAAAATATCAGCATAGTCTACGATAATCATATCAGGCTTGGTACCCAACATAGCCAATCTTTCAGCGTGTGCCTTTAAACTCATAGCTGATACTGTCTTGATTGGAAAGTATTTAATAATCAATTTGCCTGCTACATCAGCAATCTTCTGTCTTACAACATCAACATTATTACGAATATTTTGGAAATCAATTCCAGTAAAACAACTATCATATCTTAATCCAACATAGTTTTCATTCAATTCAAGTGTGAAGTGAAGAACATTTTTACCTTGTTTCATCGCCTCAGCGCCCAACTTACTTAGTACCCAACTCTTACCACTACCAGCACAAGCAGTAATAATACCAAGTTCGCCAGGTCCAAGACCCCCATCCATTAAACCATCCACAACTTCCCAATTAGTTTTAATTGCGTTACGTGACATGATAGTCATACGCTTTTCTACGTCTTGTTCATAGGTATGACCTATATTACGTTCCATACCAGCCTTCAACGCTTCATCAAACTTGTGTTTGATAGCCTCATACTGACCAACCTTAAGGTAGTCAACACTTTCCATGATTGCGTTCTTCAACTTTTGATTGACACAGAACTCAAGAAATTCTTCCTTAATGAACTTAAGATCACCATCGTTCATCTTTTGATATACCATCTTAAGGTTATCTACAATACTTTTTTTAAGAAGTTCGTTTGTAACTACTTCTAGCTTAACCTTAAATACATTAAGTGTGGGTAGATCATGATATTCATTAAAGTATTTTATACTCTCCTTGACAATCCACTTATGTGCATCACTTTCAAAAAAGTCTGCTTCCACGATATCGTTAATACGTTCAATAAAAGGTCTATCTGACACAAGTCCAGATATACACTTTACTTGAAATTCACTTCCAAACTTCTTTAGATTGTCAATAATATGTTTCTCGCTCATTTTTGTTTCTTTCTTTTGTTAATACGACATTTATCGTACACCATAGTGTACAGAAGCCAAGTTATTTTACTTGGTCTATTTTTATAATACGAAGCTATTTAGCTTACCCCACGTTTCATTCAGCCACACCATATAATTAGGAATATTGTTCCACATCTTATCTTCTGTAATAAGTTTGCTGAATGTCATTTTATCAATCTTAGGCACCTGCTTTTTGATAATCTCTTCAATTCTTAATTGTGTAAACGATTGAATACTGCTAGATTTTAACTGCATCAATTCATAATTACGTTCAATTAAAAGTTTGTTATCCAATACCCGTTCATAAATTTTATACTTACCCTTATAGTTTTCAGAATAGTTATAAATTTCTTGTAGTGTTACTTGTTTATTTTCACCAAGAAACGGATATGACTGTAATACTCTCTTTATACCAACACCATCTATGCCAGTAATATTATCGCTAACATCCCCTTCTAGAATTCTGTAATATATAAAATTATTACATGTAATACCATATTCGTCTACAATCTCTTTGCATCCAAATATTTTCTTCTTTACAGGACTCCAAATTTTTACTCTATCACTAGCTAGTTGTAAAAAGTCTTTGTCTGTAGACATGATAGTAATATTACTATCCTTGAATGTTTCTTCGGATAAATATGCAATCGTATCATCCGCTTCAATATTGTCTATAGCCATTATAGTCACAGGCAATACGTTCAGATAATTCACTAATCGCATTAGTTCTAATCGAAGGTTTTTCTGTTCCAATTCCGAAGAACTTAAATCTTCATATGTTCTATTGAACTTTATTTTTGTTTTGCGACCTTTTTTGTATTCTGGATATATCTTACGCCGCTTTTGTGATCCACCATTACCATCAAATACAATAATAACTCTAGTTGGATTGATTAGTTTAATAGCATACCCAACGCTTTTAAGAAACCCAGCAATTCCTCCGGTATGCATTCCATCATCATTCATAGATGGCATTGCCATAAATGAACGAATAAATGTATTCAATCCATCGACAAGGAGGATGTCGGAGTTTGTGGTTTTCTGAATACCACTATCTCCAACACCCTCCTTTATGTTCTCAAAAAGGGAGAACAACCTGCGTTTTTCATTGGAAGTAAATCCACTCATTCTTCTTCGCCAGCTTCACCTTCATTTGTAGATATCTGAATATCTTCGACAATTTGACTATTTGGGTCTTTATATTTCATTACTACGGCATCGCAAATCTTCAAGTAAATTTCTTCTTTTAGTTTTGCATCAGATTGTAATGTTGAAATGAAGTCTTTGGATTGAAACTTCCATTCAGTACCATCGTCTTTTTTATATGTGTAATAAGCACCGCCTTGTTTTATAATTCCATGATCTTTTATTACTTTGATCCAGCTGCTGAAATCAGCAATACCACTATCAAAGTAAATGTCAAATGCTGCTTGACGTTGTGGTGGTCCCATACGATTTTTGATAACAACTGCTTTACATTCATTACCAATAACTACTTCACCCTTCTTTAGTTTGCCAGTGTTGTTCAATCGAACACGTACACTACAATGATATGCCAAAGCCTTACCACCACTTACTACGTACTTGTCACCAAATGCCATAGCGTTTAGATTCTGACGTAGTTGGTTAGTAAAGATTAACAATACCTTTTGACGACCAATCATATTAGTAATCTTACGCATTGCTTTGCTAATAATAATACTCTTACCAGTAGCATAACCATCTTTACCATGATCACTCTCTAATTCTGCTTTTGTTGACGCAGCTGCTACAGAATCAACAATGATTGTTAATAATAAATCTGGATGATCCTTACGAATAAAGGTAATTGCTCTTTCCATGAGCGAGAAGATATCCTCAACGGTTTCAGCCTGAGAATACATCAATTTATTTTTAGCTAAATCAACTCCAAGACTCTTCCAGAATTCTCTGGATTCAGAATTTTCTGTATCAATGAAAAGTGCTTTACCACCTTTTCTTTGTGTTTCTGCAACAATGTGTGCGCAAACCAAACTTTTTCCAGTACCTTCAAGGCCTGTTAGTTCAACGATACGTCCTACTGGCAAACCGCCATGTGGACGATTACTGATCGCTAAATCTAGCATTGATGAACCTGTGCTTATCCAATCACTAATAGATGATGGATCCTCTTGTTCATCCAAAAAGAATGCAACTTTGCCGCCTTCTTTATTAGATTTGTTGAGTTCGTCTGCCAATCTTTCTAGCAGATCGTCTTTTTCTGTTGTCTTTTTTGCCATAACGTATATAACTAGAAAGCCGGCAGAGTATAAAAACTCTACCGGCTTTATTTTATTGTTTAGGAGTTAAACAAGTCATCGAATGCTTTTGAAACATCGTCTGACGCACCCGCTTTTGCCTTAGCAGCAGTGGGTGAAACTGCCGATGATGGCTTGGTAGCTACTTTTGGAGTTGGTGTTACAACGTCGTCATCATTTGATGAGTTTACAGCAGAAATTGCTGGATCAACGGATGAATCGGATGTTTCTGGGTTCAACCACCTATCCATAATATCCTTGAGTTCATCGTAGGATAGTTCTGGGAATAGATCCAGAATATTTACCTGAGACTTGAGAGCCTCTAGTAGACTTGAGTTATTTGGGTCAATAGCAACATTTGTATTTGGCTTAACACGAATGTTGGTTTCTGGAAAGCTCTTGCCTGATTCATCACCAGTCTTGAACTCTACAACGATATCACGACCTGTGGTTAGATCGGTAATATCACCAAAATCAGGATCACTGATTATCGAAAGAATTTCTTGATAAACTTGCTTACCAAATCCCCAAAATTTTACACCTTCATTTTCTTCACCACGAACAAAGATAGGTGCAAATGTACGCATCTTGGGTTCCATTTTCTTACCCATCTTCCACTCTTCCTTATCGCCAGTCTTCTTCAAACGATTTGAAAATTCAACAATAGGATCTGGACGACCAAAACTATCTGGAGATAGATAACTTTTGCCGTTTAGATTATAGTGAAACTTAAGTTCAATAAATGGATTATCAGGAGCGTACTTATAAGGAACGATACGAACTACCTGCTTGCCAGGCTTTGGTTTCCAAATTAAGTTAGTCTTTTGATTTGTATTTGAAAGAGAGTTCAAACGGCTCTTTAACTTACTAATGTCTAATGCCATAATTATTTAATTTGTTAATTGTTTAATTGTTAATTAGTTAATTCTTAATTTACTTAAACTAAGTATGTAACTAACTTGACACCATGCTACACCAGATTTGAGCGATGTCAAGCGTCACAAGATATATATCAAATTTCGTGAATCGAAAATAATTTTAAAGAAACTATTTTCACTCCAATTTCATTGGTTAAAATAATACTATTTTTATATAAATCCCAATTAAGTTGGAAGTTTTTATCAAATATACCATTGTTCTCGTCTTCTATCAACTTATTCATTGCATTAAGCGTATATAAAGTATTTGTTTGCTTTTTACGATGAACACCTATAGTGGCGGGATATTTTATATTTTGATTTTTGTCTTTAAAAATATTGAACGTTAAATAAATTTCTCGTAGATTATTTTGATTTGCAAATATAAAAATACGACTATCCGTGAATTTATATATATCTAATATTTCTTGTATGACTATTGGATATTTTTGACTATTTGTGAATGTACAAAGAAGTTGTTTTTGAATGTTCATATTATGATAATACATCCACAAATCCAGCAAATGTGCCGCCTTCTTTTGCTGCAAAATTAACTAGTGTTTTATTTGTCTTTTTATTAATTATCTTGATACTAACTCTGCCTGGCTCATGTATAATATCAATGTCAGAGAAATCTAACGCAGGATGTTTGTCAATTATTTGTGATTTGCCTGCTTTGACCTGTTTTGGTCCAACTAGTGCCATTAAGAACTTTGTTTCTTTATCCTCATAACCCATGATCTTTAATAGATTTTTAAGGAATAATTCTTTATTTTCTGGAGATGATTTATAAAAAGAATTGAGTTTATTAGCTACCCTATCTGCTAGATATTGATTTAGTGGATATCTTGCGGCAGTTCTTTCTTTTCTCAATTGATTTATAAATTCTTCATCTTCGTCATTATCTTTTGCATATTTGACTCCCTGTTCTGCTTCTTTTGCAGCTGCATCAAGATCTTTAAATTTTTTATCCGATTTTAATTCACTGGTAAACTTGACAGATTCTTCTTCGCCGCATAAATTTCTTATTAAACTAGCCTTTGTGCTATTTGACAAATTAACATTTTTTGTCTGATACATCTTAAGACTATATGCATCTAGAACTTCTTCACCCGACGACTTTTTTACTTTTAATCTAATATCTGCCTTGAATTCAGCGCCTTGTAAAAACGATTTATTATCGAGAAATATTTGTAATATATTACCTCTGTTTTTGCCGACCGAGTTAATTATGTATGACGACATGTCATTACTTGCTAATGATATCACCGATCTGATTTCTTCATATTTAGTGCCGGCGACGTCTCTTAATTTTTTATCCCAAATATTCACTACACTTTCCACTTCTGGTATATATCGTTTACCCTCATCATTCAATTGTACAACTTTGGTTACATAGTTTTCATTGATATCTTCGGTCAGAACAATATCAATTGGAGTTTCGTTTTTCTGAATTACATATTTTACAGTCAGAGCTTCATTATAATTACCACGTATAGCTTCTAAAGCACCCTCACTAACTGGATTTGGTGATTCTATACCACTCTTGTCTTTATTAATAGAAGAAGGAATGGTAATTTCAGTTTCTTCTCCAGGCTCCAAATCACTCATACTATTTGTGATTAGTATATTTATAACTGACCTAAAATAGGACTTAACTTTTTCCCATGTTTTTTTAAAAAATCCTGTAATTTTGCTTAGTAATGATTCATTGATTGAAATAATTACACCTATTTTTTCATCATATACTTGTTCGCCAATTAAATCACCCTCTGAATTATACCAACTCATTCCTTTTCTGTAGAAACCATACTTAACAGCTTCATCTACACTATAATTTATCAATGGTGTTTCGCCAGTCAATATGGCAACATTCGCAACAGCGTCTTGTTTTATAGCTCCAGTAGATCTTTCGTCTTTATCATCCGCTTCTATGTCTGTTTGAACTTCTTTATCTATCGATACAATATCCTTCTTTTCTTCATCTGACTTTTCTTCATCTGGTTGTTTTTCAGTAGCTCTTACAGCCGATAAATCTCCAGGTACATTAAATATATTAGCTTGTACTTTTTTTGGATTTTCGACAAAATGCGTTCCTTTATTTACAGCTCGATTACGATATTCTTTGCTTGGAAAGGTTACAAGTATACCATCTTTATTATAAGCCTGTCGTTCTGGGAATCGACCCGCTTCAAAAAGTGTAGCGGTTCTGTCTACAATCTCATCAATACCATAACCATTTTTTTCTAGGTACTCTTGTAATATTAACACATGTTCCGGATTATTAATATCAAGAACACCATTCTTTATACGAGAATCGCAACAAACATCATTTATAATTGACTTAAAATTCATCAATTATAAATATAATTAAGTTTGTTGTAATTTCAAATCATGGTAATTATTTCCAGTATAAACTTTAACTTTGAACTTTTTGTTCTTAACTATGTCAATAACATCGTTTAAAGTCTGTTGTGTTACATCCTTACTGACATCAAACAATATACTATCATAGACATAAAGTATGGGTAACATGGGTTTATCACTCAAATACTTGATAACATTACCCAAACTATTCAAACCATACTCAGTTTCAGCCGCCTGAATAATATAAGCAAATAGTTTGTTTTTATTAGGATCCTTAATGTGATTACTGGTTATTTTCCTCTTATAGATTGGCGTTGTGACATAACCCTTCTTTTCAAACATTTCCCAATATTTGTTCTTTAACTGGTCTGTTTTAGCAAAATATGGTATGGATAGATATTGATCTTTAATATGTCCATATAGATTTACCATAGTCAATTTCTTGGATTTACTCATGGTTTCTGCATCAACAATGTCTACATTATAGTATTGTTTAGCCAAATGTTCATATATAGTTTCATTATCAGGCACTTTATAATCAATTAAATTGCTTACAATATATGGATGAAAACCTGTAAAGTCTATCATCATCAAATGACCACCATCGTATCTGGATACAAAACTTTTTCTACAACCATCCTCTTTGTTTAGAGCTACGTAGTTTACACTATCAAACTTATTGCTGGGTCTACCAGTTGGATTATAAATGTTATACTGAGTATACACATAACCATCATTTGTTTTAGCCTTAAAATGTTCTTTGAATATAGATTCGTCAATCTTTATACCATTCTTCTCAACCTCATACAGAGTATCTGATATAACGTTGTTGAAAAACTTGAAACAATATGAATCCTTCTTTTCTTCGTTTAGTGTTTCAATTTGAAGTACCTCTTGGTCAAAGTCTTTTTGATGATTAACGTATGGATATATCATATTCATATCATTAATATCACCAACACGAATTTTTATACTCAGATATGTTTCTGAGTCTTGTTCTTCAATAATTTTGTTATCTTTGAGAAAACCAAATAAATTTACATCAATTAGGTTACAATTCTTTAAGATATACTTATATCGTTTTTTGTTGTTTACATAAATATCTCGGTCTTCTGACTTGATGTATTTTATGAAACTCTTGAGAGTATCGTTAACGTCTACATCTGGATGACAAAAGTTAAAATAGTGTTTATCCTTAGTAAAATAATCATACACAAACGCAACAATAACTTTGTCATACGATATGTGTTTATTTACATTTCGAGTGATAAACTTTAGATATATTTGATTTGAGAGATGCACACTATAACATATACACCAATTGGCGCCTATGTCAACTCAAAACCCTCTCCAGAATTGTCTTGGGTTATTCAAAACATTTTGTATCTGTGGAAATACTAGATACGATTGTTGTATTCTCAATATATTATAATCTACCACACCAGTTGTAAGTAGCATCTTACCCTTGTATTGATTGAATTCTGGTCCAGATACTTTCCATGTTATTTTAATATTTTTGTAATAAGCATTATTTACAATGTTATAATCTTTTGCATTCGTCTCGTATACGTTTGGATAGTTGATTTTACCCACAAAATATCTGGTTATATAACCATATTCATAATCGGATGGTTTAACTATAGGTATATAATTGGATGGTTCAAAATAGTTGTAGATATCCAACCCAAGCTTATTTTTTGTAGAATCTGGTGTATCTGTTATCATATATTTATATACTCCAATTCACTACCAGCAATACATCTCAATAATGCGGTAATGGTTGTTTCCCACTTACCAGCTGATATATTGTGTTCCACTTCAAGTATTTGAAATATCACGTTACCAGGTACATATGGTTTTGGTAGATTACTTATAGCGAACACTTGGAGATTTCTGAATCCATAAATACCATCCAAGGTTAAAGTAATTTGAAAGTTATCAGCTACACCTGTGTATTTTGCTATATTGCCTGATATATCATTATCGTCCAACATTCTTCTCAATTTGGCCTTCATGTTTGGTGGCAAACACAAATACTTCCAGTTGTATTTTGGATCTTCTAACTCAGCGCCCGTTTTTAATATAGCTTTATCTTGTTCTGTAACGTTGTAAACTCTCATACAAAGGATGTCATTACGAGCAACATTACCATACACTTGTATGTTTGCTATATCTCTGTTTTCATTTTTAAAATCTTCGTTTGTACCAGGAATATTACCAGCTTGTTGAGCCTTAGCTAACTCTTGACCCTTTAGTTCAGAAATTTGTTTTAATTGATAAATATCCAATCTGTCTCTAAATTTGATTGATGGTATCCTTACTGTCTCCGTCATCAAAATATCCAACTCTTGTTGTGAATTAGCCTTTGCAATTTTATCTTCTATAACCTCAGTCAGGCTTGGTGAATTGGATCCACCAAACAAAACGTTGTTTGCTTGTTCATTGGTTAAGCTAACATCAAAGTTTATACTCTTTACAACATTGTTTGTTTTTGCTAAATCAAACATGTATATCTTCTTCAAGATATCAGTGTTGATGGTGTTTTTATCAATAATTGAAAGTTTACCATTTAAACCATCTACGATATCAAACTCCCAAAAATTATCGACTGAATTGTTTATTGTGCTCAATATCGCTAACAAAAACTCCTTGAGTGTTTTTACCTTTTCATCATTTGCAATTTCTATCAATCTAAACTTTGATATATAAAGATTCTTTAAATAGCCATAATAGTATTTCTTGTATCTTTTAACCACACTTACACCCTTGTTATCTAAGAACTCCTTATCTTGATCAAATGGAAATGCTGCAGATTTTCCAGGCTGCTTGACGGGGTTGTTTAAATAATAATAAAACCAATTTATTACTCTATCCAAATCATCACGAAGTAATCCTGATGTACCAAATGTTTTTGCTGTAGCTATAGCTGCTAGAACAAGTGATTTATCCGCGCTGATATTCTTGTCTTTTCTATCAGCCGCTGTAATTTTTGATTGAGGTAATTCTAAATCCGCTACATTTTTGTTAATATCACAGAACGGATTCTTGACGGGATTTTTTTGATCAGCTGTTAGAAATCGACCGCCTCTATTAACTTTTGGCGCAACTGGGTTTGGTATCAAAACATTTTTGTCACATGATATTAAGTTTGGGTGTGCATTAACAATAACATCAGCGTTATCAATAACGTACAAGTTGTTTATTGGATTTGAGCAAAATAAATTTATTAATTCAAACACAAAATCCAGCTGCATCCATACTTCATCATTAGTATCCTTAGCATCAAAATCAGTATTTTTATCAGCAAAAGACATTTGTTGGGCGTTTACTCCATTTGTAAATGTAATAGATCCATACTGAATTGGTAGTGGTGATGATGGATATTTTGGGTTTCCTTGTAAACCAGCAGCTGCGGCCGCAGCTGCTCTTGATGGAGGTGTTGGATTGTTTGAGTCTAATGGCGTTGTAACTCTAGGTCCAGCCTGAAGAGCAGCTGCTGCTCTTGTACCTGGTCTTGTAGGGTTTGCTGGAATATTTGGAGTACCTCTTCCTCTAGAAGCTGCGTCGGCTCTAGACATGACAAACGTATTTTTACTAGGTTCTTTTTTAGCTCTATACAAGTCTTCTCTTCTTCCCATGAAAACTCTATCTTCAGCTTTACCACCATAAAAAGATGATTTTCCAACCGATTGAGGTTTAGCAGCAACACTTATTGCAAGTCGTATAGCATCCTCTTTCTTCTTTCGGGTTTGTTGGTCATTTGCATCAGCATCCGCATCTTCTTTACTTTTCTCTGCATATTTGTTCGCAATCTCTGTTTTATTGGCAACCACATAATCAACAAAGTTACTTCTGGATTTAACCACATCAGTTATAGATGGTAAATAAATTTTGATAAAATCTTTGAGGTTGATATATTCTGTACTATTAATACCACCTTGATTTTTAGTAGCATTATTATCGGTTCTAAACCCAGCAAACAGTCCTTGTCTTGATGTACATTCCACATTACATTCGTAAACAAATCCGTTTTGTGTGGTAAAATTGTATTTGGTTATGATACCCGTCACACATCCATAATTTCCATATGACAAGTTGGCTCTATCCAGTGCCGTTTGAGGATTGGACACAATGTCCCAACACTCATCTTTTTCTTTCAAATTAAGAATTGATTTTTGATTAAATAAATTCCAACCAAATTCTATAAATATATTTATACCAGGAGTCAAAAAGAATGGCATCATATATTCAAGTTGAGCTAAGGTATAGCAATTAAACTTAAATGATGCAAACGTCAAAAATTCCTTACTTTGTTTAAGTTGTGCAGATATTATGCCAGGAGGTGGTAATATTGATGATACAACGTTATCCTGTGGAAATCCTTTTTCTAATTTAGATTGATAGTTTGTTAACGATCTAAGTGATGGATCAATAAAGTGTGGTTCACCATTTGCTTCATAACCAATGATGGCTCCTTTTTGAGTTAATGGAGTTGTATTATTATAACCAAATGCGTCATAAAAACCATCACCGCCTTTTAATATATAACCATCATATGGTTTGGTATTGTTTGGATCACTATATCCAGATTTATTCAAATATCCACTTCTTGGAATATATCCGTTTGCAATTTGACCCGTACCATTTGAAAATACACGTATCCAAGGTGTGACAGGGCCTTTATATTTGCTATGATTATTTTGAAAATCAAATGTAGCATTTACAAATGGATTTGGGATGTTCATTCCAATGTTATTTGAATTGCTACGGCGACGTAATTCTCTAACCATTTCCGTTGGAATGTTTTGTATTTCCCACCATGTTGGCGCTGTATCTATAATCTCCGTCTGCATAACTTAATTTACGTTTTTTAAATTGTTCAGTATTTGAGATACATTATCAGGTATTCTTAGTTGTTTTCCTTGAGGTATAGATAATTTACCTTTACCCAAGTTATTTGCTTGTGCTATGACCCACCAGTAACTTTCGTCTCCATAATACTTCTTAGCCAAACTATCCAAATAATCAGCCTCGCTGGCTATAATATAGGTATCATTTATTGATTCTGGAATAATAGGATAATAAGTTGTTCTGTATACATTCTTACCATCATATCTTTTATAAACTGGTGTAAATTGATATCTCATATTAGTATATAATTATAATGCGTCAAATGCATTACGTTGATTAATCCAGTTGTTATCGTATCTAATATTCTTTGAAAAATTATTTTTAGCAACATCTGGGTCTCTGTTATAGTACTCTACAAGTGGAGACTTTTTATCAGGTTGAAGTTCTGTGTTAATAGGCCCTATAAAATTTGAATCGGTGTTCTGAACTCTAGCATTAGCAGCATCAAAGCTTTCCAAATAATTAATAATTGATACTGGAGCGTCTCCCCAAATAGCTTTACCTGTGTATGGACGATCTTTTTCAAGAACATTCATTTGAATATTTATATCCGCTGTTCTTGGAAATTGCGCAAATCTTCCTCGTGATCTAGCCTTGTCCCCTCTAGGATTGATGATTGTGGATGAGTCCATCCATTCAATTGCTTTATTTGATCCATAATACCAACTTCGTCCATTTTCTTGACCTTCTTCTGGTATTGTTTCCCAACTAGCATCATCTGGTATTACAACATTACAGCTGGTCAATAAAACAAAATGATTCTTATAAAAATCACCAAGTGTCAATTGAACCATAGGTGGTATCATGTATCCACCTTCTTGTTGTAATGTATAATTTGCTGGTCTTGTTAATCCGACAAGATAATTGATACGTTGCCACATAGGCATCAATTCTTTCACACTATGTGCATTGACAGTAAAGTTAAAACTTAATTGTCTTTCAAATCCTTTGTAATAATAGAGTTTGTCGGGACGACCTAAATATTCTACCGGTTCCCAAGAACAATTGTTGTTGTCCGTGATTCCTTTGACGGTAGCGTTAAATGGAATATACTTTTGGTTAACAATATCATAGAAATAAAACTTTATGATATCAGGCCCATACACTCCATATTTATCGGTTTTGATATATTGTTTGTCAAATTCTTCTTGACTCAACACTTGTAGAGAGTTTACATAATCAACATTGTTGGTCGGATAGATATATCGATCATTTGGCCCTTCACCCAAACGTGTTGGTACCTTATTGCCTGTTGTTCGATCAGTACGAACCCGTCCTTGATATGTATCATTTTTAACGGATGGACTGTTAAGATCTCTGGCATCCAATTCATTTAGATAGTTTGTTCCGATACGTTTAGCCTCGCCACTCCATTTAGCAAATTGAAGTGGTTTTAGACTCTTTCGGTTAACGGTATATTTGCTTTCGTTTCCACTAATATCATTTACAGCACGATCAAAATTTTCAATTATATCCTTAACCTTATTGTTTGTTTCATCACTAAATGTAGTTTTGAATCCACGTTGATCATCAAGATATGTCTTGTAATTTAAGATTTGATCCGAATATTCATTGTTATCATCAACCTTAATTACATCTGTGTATTTGTTGCTATCTCCAGTTGGTGATATAGCCTTTTTTGTTAGTTTAGTACTTAACAAATTATTCTTATCTTTGGATAGTATACCAACCTCTTTGGTGTAATCAACGTATTGTTGTGTAATGTTTCTAACAATAATTAATCTGCTTAAATTAGTCTTGTTCTTTGACACGTTATAAAAACGTTGACCAACAGCTTGTGAATAATTAGCTTTTTTGCCAAATCCTATTGAGTTTAATAATCCACTCAATATACCGCCACCAGCAATACCGGTTTGTTCTGGATTGAACAACTTGCCAGCATTCAACATATAATCATATGTTTGTTCATCCGCACGATATCTTGCTGGCCATGGTTGTTTTGGTGGCAATATACCACCAATTAAAGTGTTGTTTTGAAAAAATCTACCTACTCCAGACAATAATCTGCTGAAAAAACCACCTCCCGCATTTGATACCAATCGTTGATATCTAGCCGTATTATAAGCATTTGTTGCGGTATTACCTCTCAATAAGTCTTTTACACCATCTCTAGCAATCGAAGTAACTACTTTATTTGAATTATCTCCACCACCTACCAACGATGTCAATGTGGATAGTCCTAAACCACCACTAGCCGCACTTGCAACACTACTGCGTGGTGGCGATGGTTGTGGAGGTGCACTACCCAATAATTGTCCGACAGCACTTACGGCATTGCTAAGACCTGTACCACCTAATAATCCTGTTAATATATTGCTTGTATCAATGTGTCTGGTTGGACGCTCTAATAATCCGAAAGAAGCGGAACGTATAGCGGCAATCAACGGCGAAGCTGGGTTATAGACCTTAGTTTCGTCAAATGGTTGAAATCCTTGTAAAATTAGTTGTTTACCTATAAACTTTACACCCGCATTCGATCCTAAAAATCTTCTAATACGAGTTGTGTCTTGTACTGCAGCACTTACAGGTAATGACCTATTACCACCAATTTTAGTGCGTTGACCTTCATTTGGGTTCTTATAGATGTATTGTTGAGAACGAACCAAACCTTTTAGATATAGATCTTGAGGTTTGTTTTTAGTATATAATACACTATCATTACCATTTGTTGTAAACAATGTTTCTAACTTACCACCACGTCTTATATTGATAAATGACTCAGCGTTTGGTGGTAATCTGAGTCCAGTGGCTTGTATTTGAGACAAAGTTGTTACTTGACCAGTACTTCCGCCAAATCCCTCTACGAATGTTTGACTATTTGCCATTAATTATAAATATTAGACTAAGTTAGTTGCTTGACCAGAAACTCCAAATTTAAGTGTGCCTTCGGCCAATTCTTTACTTACCTTGACTCTGTCCATATAAACAGCAATCTTTCCAGCAGCCATCATGCCAGTCAATACATCTAGTTTTTGAGCAACAGCTTGCAGTCCTTGTTTGATTTCTTCATTTTTTGAATTACCTGCTACATTTACAGCAGCTAATCCACCAATGTCAACTTTAGGAAGTTCTATACCATCCAGTTCTTTTAACGCAGCAACCGCCAATGCAACACCGGCGGCAGCACCACCCATTGCAACTAATTGTGTAGTTATCTTTGTAAGTTCACTTGTTGGAAATAATATTAATGTTGCTGTTAAGAGAGCTAGAGATGTACTTAATGATGCTAATGATGGAGTTTCTATACCACCCAGTTTATTTAACGCATTAACCGCCAATTCAATATCCGTGGCTGACCTACCCATTGCAACTAATTGTGTAGTTATCTCTGTAAGGTAACTTGTTGGAAAAATTACCAATGTTGGTATTAACATGGCTAGAGATGCACCTAATGATGCCACCCCAATACCAGCAACTATCAACAAAGGCCCTGCTACTGATAATTTAACTATATTTGCAGTAACACTATCTAGTAGGGTTGGTACTTTATCTAAAGTTTTTAAGAATACATCTGCTAATATTGTTGCTAATCCTAAAAATGTGTCGCCTATTACTTTTAGACCAGGAGCCGCAGCGCCTAATCCTTGTCCCATCAATTTAAATGCGTATCCCAATCCTATTACAGCGGCTGTAACCACAAGTATAGCAACTATAGCTTGTCCTGGTATTTTTAAAAAACGTACAGATCTACCAAAATTTCGAAATCCTTTGCCTACAGCATTGAGACTTTTAGCTACACCCTCGCCTGCTTTTTCTGCTATTTTTGCAAATCCAGCGCCAATTTTTTCTGCTCCTTTTTCTACACCCAATAAAAATAATTTCCAAACTACATAAGCGGCACCAAGTGCTACACCTATTCCTACACCTGCTATCACCCACCCATTAGTAAATGATGCTAATTTTGTAACTACCTGCAATATTCCAATTTGAATGTCTCTCAAGAAACTTACAACTGGATATAAAGCCTTGCCGAGTGCTAAAGCAGCTTGTTCTTTAGCTGCATCTAGTACCTTGGTTCTCTCCTTTGCAACATTTTCTAATGCTGCTATTTCATTTGCACGTTTTTCTTGTTCAAGTTTTGATCCTGAAATTTTCGATAGTTCTTTTTCAAATTTTAATCGTTCCGCAGCTAATTCTGGATTGTCTTGGTCGATTTTTTGTTGAGTCTTTTTCAATGAAGCAATTCTTTGTAGTTCATTGATATCTTTGCCGGTTAGATCAGATAAAGCCTTACGTTGGAAATAATTTAATTTATCAATGTCTCCAACGCGTTCCAATTCTGCTTGTAAAGCCTTTTCAGCATCAGCGATTTTTCCTTCAAAAAATAATCTGCGAGATTGATTAAAATTAATATTTTTACCAAGCAATGCACTAGCTTTTAATTCATTACCAATTGATGTTTCAAAGTTTAATAGTGAATCAGCAGACTTTGCCGCTTGTTCAAGACTACTACCTATCTTTCTCAATTCAGCGGCTTGTTTAATCAATTCGATTGTGTTGCCTCTAAATACAGTACGTACATTTGCACTTGCACCACTTACATCTTTAATGACTTTACCAAGTGGAACACCAGCAGCTTTTGCAGCAGCATCTGCAACCCCAGCCATATTTTCTTGTGTTTGAAAACTAGTGTTTCCAATTTCACCCAATGTTGTAAAAAATTTACTACTTTCAACCGCTGATAATCCAGTTGATGCGGCTAATTCTGATGAACGAATTGCGAGCTGTGGCATATATTCACCCGCCATCACCCCCAAATCTTCATTAATTGCCTGTACCGACTCTACAGCCTCTTTTAGTGTAACCGCATATTTAGAAAATGCTTTTCCGACTTCGTTATTTAATGCAACCGATTTTTGTATTAATGCAACTTGAGCTTCGGATTGTTTCTTACCTATACCTTGTTTTTGAGCATTTGAAGCTAATAAAGCATCATAATTATCTCCCAACTCAACTAACATTTTAAATGTTTCATAAGCTAATGTTATATAACCTAAATACTTCGACATTAATTGTTGTAGTATATTTAGAGATTTTTGCAATTCTGCTTGTTGAGCTATTTGTTGATTGAGATAGTCTATTATCGCTTGATTTACGACTCCGGTTTGTTTTTGTCGTTGTATTTCTTCGGCTTTTTGTGTTTGAAGTTCAGCCATTTTATTAATGGAAGTTTGAATTTGATCATTAATACCTTTTAATGGATTCAATGAATCTTTTATTTTTCGACTTACATCATTCCACGACTCAACAAACTCCTTGTTTTGTTCTCTAGCTTTTTCAAGTTGAGACAAAAGTGCTTGAAGTGATTTTTCTGCTTCGGTTGTGGTTGCCATATATTATATATAATAAATATATGATTATCTAAAAGTTGGACGGTCTATTTTACCTTTAGGTTGAGGTTTTGACTCGCTTTGTTTATTTTCACGTTCTTTTGATTCCACCAATTTTTTGTAATAAAAATTGCGCAAATGTATAGGTAATAAATAAACTTCGGATGGTGTAAATCCGTTTCCGTAATAACACAAATCAAATATTACGTTTTGAAGATATACTTTATACTCAGGTGTTAGGCCAAAAAAAGCTAACCGTCATAGGTACGGCTACCCTTTCTTGGTGAGAACATTCTGTACAACTATATTCAAATCTACTATCCACATCTGGTGAAAAAGCCTTTGCATATTGTCGAAATGCACTGCTATCCATTGCTAATAGTTGGTTGTCAATAAATGATTTGATCTTTGCCTTATCGGTTTCTCCATTAATAGAAATTATCATGTACTTTAATCGTGTGGTAATTTCGCTAGAAGAGTCTTTCTTTAATTTAGCAAATCCTTCAATATCACGTTCAATTTGTTTTTCATCTCCGGCGGTCAATAATTTAAATTTGACGGTAATCTTCGACTTGGGCAACACATATTCAAATTCGTTTAAACCCCGTGGATATTTATCAAATTCAATCTCTTTATACTTGATTTCTGATAAATCTATATTTTGTTTTGATGAATTACTGCACTTTGGACATGTAATTTCGAGTGGTCCATAACTATCACCATATGCCAATCGTCTGACGGAATAAATCAACGCATTTTTATCCCCGATCAATAATTCATCCAAATTAATATCTCTATCTACAACAAGACTTTCTAACAACTTTTCAATAGCCAATCCCTTTTTAAGTAAATTTGGACTAGATAGAATATCTTCTTCTCTAGCAGTCATCAACTTCACTTCGATTTGCCCAGAGGATAATTTGCTCTTTGGGTCATAAAAATGACCTTGACTTGGCAAATCAATTATTTCTGTTGGAAATGTTGGAGCAGCTGGTTTTTGACTAACAACGTTTTGTCTAGTAATAGAAATTTCTTCACTCATAACTTATAACAATATATAGAACTTTATATAACTTTTTGTGTTATTTTATTTATTTTTTCAAAGCCTTTTGAGCATCTTGTGCAGTTTGTGCAAGTACACGCGCACGTTTGTTAACATCAGCTACAGCTTTCTGGAAATCTGATTCTGATCCAACCAAAGCATCCATAAAACCCTCTTCTTTAATCAGTTTCTTGATAAGTTCTTTCAATCTTTGTTTTTTTGCTTTATTCATAGGTTTTAAAATGTTATAAATACTCTTTACTATGTCTGGTTTTATACCAGGATAGTTTGTCTTGAAATTTTTAAAATCGTTATTTGACAAATCTAGTCTTAGTGTACTAGCACTGATACTCTTTCCGTTTTTATCATCTGTTCTACCGAAATAATTTGTAGGTGCATCATCTGTCATATTAATACTAGTTACACCCTTTGGTGCAGCCAAACCATCTTTTGTGGGTTTGACTTTATATCTTTCTATAGCTGACGAAAAGATTCCGCTACGTTTTGCGTCTTCTGGACTTTTTGCACTAGCTCCCAACGCAATTGTATCAGTACTATCCTTTGGTAAACTGAATACATAACCAAAAGCTGCATTCATAGGATTATCATCTTGTACCGCAACAATTTCTATTTTTGGGTTATTTGATAACAAATTCCAAATAGCTAAACTTTGTTGTCTATTGATACCATCACGTTCGGTTGGTCCAACCATAACAATAACTTTACCAACATTTGGTCTGCTAGCAAACTTGTTAGCTAGTCCTAAATGACCAACATGTGGTGGTTTAAATCCGCCTGGTAATAATACCGTCACCTTATCCATATATATAAATATTGGTAAAATAAAAAACCCCACAAATAAATGTAGGGTTTAAATATATGATTTTAATGAAATCAATATTGAAGAATACAATAGTCCGGTTGGATAGTCAAGTTAATTAACATAGCTTCACCATCATTTGACCAATCCATTTCATTAAAAGTTGCTTCGGTGATGAACGCGCCCTTTAGAGTCCATTCCTCTACCTTATCACCAACTGGACCTAGTACATTGATTGTTAGATCTTTTTTATAGAAATCTTGATAACCATCACGCCCAGTTACAGATTCATGGTGCAAACGCACCCATTCCATTACTGCTTGAGCGCCACTTGGTACGATTGGATCATACAATTCTAGAGTCATTGTACCCCATGTGGTTTTACCCTTATAATAAGTCTTGATATTGATGTGATCTAGTTCTTTTGATGCTTGTGTAATTTTTGGACGATCACATTTCTTGATTACAAAAGATGGAATACCATCAACGTACAAAATAAAGCGGTTTTTTACCTTTGGTTCAAAGGCTGTATAAAAAATTTCAGATGGATTAAGTAGTTCGGCCATAGGTTTTAAAATTGTTGTTAATTATAAATATAGTTGACTTTTATTATTTAATTATTTTTTTATATTTTGTTGAGATTTGCATCATAAACAACTTTAACGTTTTTTCTCAATTTTGATATATAACCTGTAGATCTCAATAGTTTGAAAACAAGGTTTTCTGTACTATACTCGCCTCCGCTGCTCAGCCCAACTTCTCTCATATCATATAACTTCTTGATAATATTTTTCATTATATCAAGATCCGCGTTCTGAATTGATGCATCTATCATTTTTACATACTGATTATACTTCTTCTTGATAGAATCTTTGTCAATCTGTACATTTCCGTAAATTGGCTTCTTTATCCATTTATTATTAAGAATACTATATATCGCTTGACTTCTATTGACATCATTAATATCTTGTAAATAGACCTCTACAGAATGGTTACCAATATTGATATCATGATCTTGATTCCACTTATTTTTAAGTGAATCTACATATTTCTTAACAAGTTCTTTGTTTGAATCGATCTTGCTAAAATCAATCAATAAGTGTAAGTCTATGTCGCTAGATGGAGTCCAATTATATCCTGCGGTGCTACCAATAAAATATATGTCTTCTATAGGTGCATTTAATTCGGTATCTTTATAGAAAGCATTTGCTATCTTAAGTAACTTTTCCAATACCTCTTGTTTTAATACATCATTATCCCATAATTCAGGATCCAATCTGCTGTTATATATTCTATAACTTTGTTTAACACCAAGTAAATATTTGAGTTTGTTTATTGTATCTATTGCATTTGTGTGTAATAAACCGATACCACCGGCTTTATTAAACTCTTCAATCGTTTCTGGTCTATCGTCTATCAATATAGCAGTTGGCGATGCAAATTTAGCCTTATCCTCTCTATGTTTTACAAGATTTGTCTTAGCTTTAATATCATGGTTTTTAAGCCACATTATTTTACCATCAGCTGCCTTTTCATCAGTTGCATGACTTAATATTTCTATTGGTAAATCTTTCAAAAAATCATATAACAACTTGCCATCATCCATCCAATCCATGTTTGCATAAAAACCAGGACTATTCTTTTTTACAAATTGATATTGATTTTGTTTACCATGAGATGCAATATAGGTATCAACTGGTAACCCGCTATAAGTTTTAAATTGCTTTTCCCAGTCGGCAATCACACCGTCCATGTCAATATATATCTTATATTTACTATTAATCATTCTTAATAATAAATATTAGCAATCATTGCGCTTTTATGGTTATTGTGATTATTAATTTATAGATACTTAAAAAGATAGTTAACAAAGTGCTTGCATTTGCTTATACTTTATATAAACAGGATGTCAAGTATTTTTATTTGGCTTAAATGTACCATCCTTTAAATTTAAACTTCCATCCCCATATTTTTCAGCTAATGCATTAATAATCGCCTGCTCTTCTGCTTGTAGAGCTTGCCATTTCTTTAAAATATCATCTCTATTTTTCTTAATATCATCAAGCACATTTTGCGCATTAATTTCATCAAGCTGCAATTGACCAAGCAAATAAATATTTTGTTGGTAACCTTCTTGCAGGTTTGTAATTTGTTGCATTTCTTGTTCCGTGAATTTTGTTGTATTGTCCATATATTATTTTTTTAAAGGAGTTAATAAATTTACTTCATCATCGCTACTAGACGAAACATCAATTGTAGAGTTATTATTTTGACTAGTTTCAGAAAACATCTTTGGCAAATCTTCTTGATTTATTGATGATAAAATATTCGAAGATTTTCTTCTTGATATCTCAATACGGATTAAGGATATATTTTTCTGCAAAATTTCCATTTGTTCCATTATATCATAACCCATGGCCTTTAGCTCTAAATCTGAATATTCAAAGATTGGTTTATTATCCAGCATACTTTATATATAGATTTATAACATTTGATATATTTTTTATAAATATTTGTTTAGTATAAGTCGATGCGTCTATAGATGCATATTTACCACGTTGATATACAACCTCTTTATTTTTATAACAAAACCACATCATTTCGATAAACTCATCCTCTTTAAACTGACTCCATTTACCCCCATAATCACCCCAGAAATTCTCACTAAATACTTCATCATATCCAATCTCAAAATTGTTCTTCGAGTTTACAAACTCAGATAATCCACCATAATTTGTGTATATCAATGGTCTTCCACAACACATACTTTCTTGTTGCATCATACCCCATCCTTCACATGTAGTCCCACTCAAATAAACATCTATGTTGTAATACCAGTTCTTTAATTCATCTTTGCTGAATTTCTGCGACACATATCTTATCTTATTGTCAAAATGCTTTTGTATAGGTTGATTGGTTTTAACATGTAACTCCACATCATTTATACCCTTAAATAATTTTAAAAAACACCTAGTAACCTTCATTAAATTTTTCCGTGGATCTTCATTCGATATACCAAATACAAACTTTTTATCTCTTATAGGTTCCTTATATGTGTAAAATTCTGTGTCGCAAAATAAAGGCACCACATCAATTTTAGTAGTCAATCCTTGTTCTATAAAGTTGATTTTATTATAATGATTGGGAACGCATATATGTTTGTACTTGTTCAATACTTCAATCATAAGATCGTTTATTCTGGTACTCTCCCACATTGTATATAATATACGATCTCTCGAAAAATCCATATGGAGATACGGATTCGTAGACCCAATATCATTTGTTAAACTTAACAATGATAGATCAACTAAATTAGCGTCTATTCTCTTATGCTTAAAATAATTAATAAATTCAGAACTTATAGTACTATATGTTCTGGGAATAATATCATAACCTTTACTAGGTAGTTCTTCTAATAACGTGTTTAAAACTTCACGATATCCAGAATTAAAATTATAATATGAACTTAATGTAACACGTTTCACCAATATTATAAATTAGGGATATAATAAGAGTTAATAATGCTAGTAGGCATCTGTAACAATTTATTAGAAGATTCAGCAATAGAACTACTCATCAAATTAAATGCTAAATCCACGCTTTCTTCATTACTCTTTCCGATACATTGAGAACCAGTCAATTGAATACAATGGGATATTTGATCTCCAGTATTATCAGCACGTTCCACACTAATACAAATGTTTCTAATAAGTATATACCTATCATTATTTAACGTATCACATCGAGATATTCTATATCTTATTTCTTGCATATACAAATAAATATGTAGGTTATGAAAAAACCTCAATATATTTTGTACCAGCCGTAAAAGCATTTGAACCGCCATTCGACACACTTGCCGCTATATAAATACGAATATATCCGGCTAATGTTCTACCACTACTACTTGTTGTAGCTATACCATTACAATTTGCAATAGACAAAAAGTTGCTAGTATTACCCGCTCCATATACATACAATCTACCATTTGCATCGGGTACATCACCCACACCTATATTTGTATTAGTAACTTGAAATGTCCTAGTAGCAGCCGCATATATAGAAATTGGTAATGTTTGATTATAAAAATAAGCTTCAGTGGGCGCATTATTTAAGTAAGATTCTCCATTAGAATTTCTAAATGCTATATCATTACTTCCAAATGAGAAACTCCCAGGCGATGCTCCTCGTTTAACTGTTAAAGGATTAGTACTCGTTGATGTATCATTTACACCTAAATGACTATTAGCTGTGTCATGAAATAAAAAGGTGCTATCTTTTAGAGTTGTAGAAGATGTGGAATAAATGACTCTATCAGTGTTTGTAAATGAACCACCACTTATACCACTAGTACCGGCTGGCGCAGCAAGACCACTTGTACCTGTCGTACCTGTTGAACCACTCGTAGCATTTGCAGTACTTGTACCACCTGTAGCAGCAGCACCACCGGTACCGCTGCTACCAGTACTACCACTGGTAGAACTTACAGTACTTGTACCACCTGTAGCAGCAGCACCACTGGTACCACTTGTACCATTGCTACCACTTGTTGCGCTTGTACCGCTTGTTCTTGCACCAGTACCACTAACACCACTGGTACCACTTGTACCATTGCTACCACTTGTTGCGCTTGTACCGCTTGTTCTTGCACCAGTACCACTAACACCATTATCACCACTTGTACCACTGCTACCAGTTGTTGCGCTTGTACCGCTTGTTCTTGCACCAGTACCGCTTGTACCATTATTACCACTGGTACCGCTGCTACCAGTACTACCACTGGTAGAACTTACAGTACTTGTACCACCTGTAGCAGCAGCACCACTGGTACCACTTGTACCATTGCTACCACTTGTTGCGCTTGTACCGCTTGT